AACTCGTCAAAATTCACATCTAAATTATAGAAAGGAATTTACAAAAAAATCAGTTGAGAGGAGAGATTTGCTAAACAAAGCAATCTATAGACAAAAATTACAATCAAATAATTAAATATTTCTATTTAATTCTTGTAATTTAAAGTAATTTAATTTATCGTACTTTTCGTTTTTAATTTTTGTTATTGTCTCTGTTATTTTAGATTTAATATCATTGTCGGTTTCTTTAGATTTTAAATCATTTAATTTGTCAACAACATCTTCTTTAATTACTTCATATTTTAAAGTTAACTTTTCGTCCGACTCTGATAATATTGACTCTAATTTTATTTTTTCATTTTCATTTAGTGATGACAAATAATTTTTTACAGTTTTATTTGCAATTTGGACCATCTGATTAATACTAATATTTTTTAGTTCGTCATTATTCTCATCTTTTTTCTTCAGATTTTCTATTAAAATATTTTTACTTTTAATTTTATTTTCCAATGTTAAAAGATTATTAGAGAAAACATTATCAATATCTTCGTAAATATTTTTTGTTTTAATATCACTAACCCACAATTTTAAATCATCAATATCAGATTTAGAAATTTTGTTAACAGTATTTTCATAGATAATAATACTTTGATTTACAAAATCAGAAGCTACAGATTCATTTAAATCTTTTTTTGATGATAACTCATCATATAAAAAATAAAGTTTATTTATATTTTTATTTTTTGCGACTAATTGGTCAAAGACAAATAAATCTCTTTTTATTGTATTGTTTGTGTATGATTCTACCAAACATTTTTCTATTTTTGATTTAAGTAATCCAAATTTCATAGCTAATTTTTATTATAAATATTAACCATTAAGTAATTTTTCAAGTTCATTCTCAATCTGACCCAAAGAATTTCTACCTTTGGATAAATCAATATATTCATCACCAAATATATTATCACTCTCAAGTAGTATATTGTAGTTAGATTTTTCAACACCGTCCATCATTGGTGCTGGCGCTTCACCTCCCGGAGGTGGTGGTGGTGCTCCTCCTGCTGGTGGTGCTCCTCCTGGCGCTCCTCCACCACTTACAGTTTCTCCAGATACTGTTTTATATAATTTGTCAACATTATCAAATAATCCGGTATGTGTTATAACTGTTGCAGTATTTGCAATTTCAGCGGCCACAGCTCTTTCTAATCTTATTTGTTGTATTTCAAGTTTAATATCTTCATCAGAAAACCCAAATATATGTTTTTTAGCCCAAGTTGCTGATGTTGGCTGTATTGTATTTGGAATTTCTGTAACCATATCTTTATAAAGAGTTACCTTTTCTTTCCAAACGTCAATCATTAATAGATCCGCTTGTTTAGATGGGTTTGTAAGTCCTAAAGTAAAATTTCCAAGTTCATCTTCAAACCCCAGTAAAAACAAATGTATAATTGCGATTTTATTTAATTCGGCAATTACTGCTTTTTGAATTTTATTAATTGTTCTTGCAAAACGAATATCAAGTAATGATAGGTTTTTTCCATCACCAACTGGCTCTTCAAAACCTAAATAAGCTTTTGGAATCCTAAGTGCTGTAACTAATTTCTTTTGTATGTATTCAATATCTGCGATTTCAGATAGATTTGTTCCACCTGGTAATGTTTCAATTGGCATTGTAGCGGTAGCATCTCTAACGGGAATAAAGTAATCTTGATCCACAGCCATTTGATTAAATCTTAAATCAACGTTTCCAGTATTTTTATCAACAACTTGATCTCTTTTAAATTTGTTCGCAACTCTTTGTACATAAGCCTCAACGTCTTTATCATCCATGTTCCCAACAAATACCTTAAATACCCTTCTTTCTGGGGCTCTTGAAGTACGATAAATTAACATCGCATCTTCAGATAATACAAGTTGTTTCCAAATTCTTCTAGCCTTTTCAAGCATTGATGTTCCGTAAGGAAGTTTTCTATCATCACCAAGTAATCTAAAGTGCGCAATTTCCCAAGTATTAAACTCCATATCTTTTGTTTTCCAAATAAACTTCAAAGTCTTGTTTTTAAATTCAACATCGGAACCAATATTAGCAGTCATGGTTCTTGCTTCCATTCCCCTTTCTAATCTTTCAATTTCAATATTTGGTAATTGTAAACAACCAGTAATTCCTTTTTCTGGATCTAGTTTTAAATAGACAAAATTATCACCATATTTACATGTATTTCTAATCCACATCGGTAAATTAATACTTATATCTAAAACTTTATTAAATAAATCGGCTAGAATTGCTTTAACTCTTTTTGATTCAGAATATATTTGTAATACATAACCATCTTGGTTTGGTGTTGTTGATTCTTCAGAGTATATATCAAGTGCTGTTGAGATTTCTGGGGTATACTCCATAGATTCATAATCATAGAATGCAGAAATTCTATTTGGTTCGTAATATACAGCTTGAGCATATAAGTTATTTTCTATTTTTTTCCAATTATCCTGAATGTATAGACTTTGTTGCATTTGCAACTTTTCTCTTTCATACTCTTGTTTATCTGGCGTTCTTAGTAATACTTTTTTGTCTAGTCTATAAGACGGTTCATCCATACTTAACAGAGAGTTGGGTCCAAATGTTTTGGATAACTTCTGCCATATTGTTAAATTATTTTGTTCCATATTTAAAAATTTAATAACTTTCTTTTTTTTCTAAATGTTTTAGCACCAAACCAAATTAAAATAATCTTGTGTGATCAAATTGTTTAATTGTTGTGTTTCCAAATTACAAGTTTGAATTGGGATTGTTGTAGTCGTGGTTGTTGTCGGCTCAATAATTGGGGCTTCGGCAAATTCTTGATATGGTTTTCTTTTTTTATTAAAATCCGGTTTAAAAGTTTTTGTACTATAAATGTCTTGACCAACAACAATAAGTGAAGATCCGCCAATTTTTTTCCCTGATTTTTTTCTACGACTTAAACCCATAATAATAAATATTATCGTTTACCAAATAACCAACCGTATTCAATATAATCATTTTTTGATGGTCCAGAAAAGTCTCTACCATACCTATCGTTTTTAACATTCATATTTGGTAACATTGGATTAAAATACGCTTCTTTTGCAACAGATTCGTTATTTGAGACGGTCCAAGATTCAATCATCATTTTTGTTTTTTCTGTTACCTTTTCAATTTTTGAAAAAGATGATTCACCAACATATATTGCCATTGATATACCCATTATAAGGTCATCATGCTGTCCTCTTTGATGGTCAGGTCTTCCATTGACATAAACAAAAGTATTCATCTCATTATATAAACGAACGCTTTTAATTTTAAATTTGTGTCTTACATATTCCTCAAAAGCGGCAATAATTTGAACTCGTTTATTATTAAAGTTAATTCCTGGTATTTTATCCGCCGAACTTTTATTAACTGCCCATATATTCATTGAGTCAACACCATCAATATATAAACTTTTATATCCAAGTTCTTGCATTTTTCTTACAGTAGTAATCCCCATACCACCGGTAATATCAACAACACAAAATGCGTTATACATTAATCCCCATTTATATGCAATTTCAGCTAGAGCATCAGGTGGTATTTTCCCAACGTATTCAAGTACTTGTTCTCTTTCATCAAAATCAATTATCTGAATGGATGAAAAATCTTCACTATCACCACGAGATACGTCAACACCCATAATGTATTTATGTCCTTGTTCTGGTTCTTTCCACATCCATAAAGAATTTCCCATTAATTTAGTTGGGGCGTCTTCTATTGTATTTTGTTTAATATAATCAAGTTGTTTTCCATCAAATACGTTATCTCCAGACCCTAAAAATTCACAATTTAACTCTTGGTTAATTTTTCTTTTATCGTATTTAAGTTTTTTAACCATCTTCTCATACCAAGTAGAGCATGGTTTATATCCCTTTGAAAAATATTCTCTAATTTTATCATAGTCCCTATCGTAAGGGTCAGAATCTTCAAATGAGACGTTTCCAGACTTATCTCTTTCATCTTTATTTAAAAGATAATCAACCATGTCGTCCGTTGGAACCAAATAAAGGTCTTTTGAATATCTTGGATCTTTCCACCAAAACATTTCAGAAATTTTAAAATTATTAATTCCTTTATTCGCCTGATTGTAAATTTCATAATAAATTGGGTCATAACCGTTTGGTGTTGATACAACAATTACTTTACCACCCGTAGATAGGGATGCCATACAAGCCGCCCAGAAATCACCATCGGCTTCGATAAACGCGGCCTCATCAAAAACAAGTATTGTTGGTGTATAACCCCTTAAAGCATCTCGTGATGTTGCAACAGCTTTTACTTCACAACCATTTGTAAGTTTATAATGTCTTTGTGAGTTTTTATCGGCCGAAAATCCGGTACCAACCCATGAAGGCCATTGTTCAACAAACGCCCTAATTTTATTTGCCATCTCCATTGATGTATCAAGCTTGTTGGCAATGATCAATATTTTTTCTGGGCGTTCTTTTTTTGCAAATACCAATCTTTTTGATATCCAAGCAGCGGTTACCGTTGATACACCAGCCTGACGATATTTTAATGCAATGTTTTCTTCATATTCCTCATAATCTTTAAGTAGTGATACTTGATCTGGAAATAATTCTAACGGTACGTATTTAGATACTGTATTGTCATAAGTTTGTAGGTATGTTCTTAATGCGTATGGAGTGTCTTTCATACATCTCACATACTCAAGCATTATTTGTTCTTTAGTTAATCCCATAAAGATATTTTTATATAAATATCAAAACCCCCAGTTATTTTCATAAAAGGGGGTTTCTAGGACAATATATAAATTTTATAAACCTAATTGAGAAAGAATATCATCATCTTCTTCTTCATCTTCCTCATCTTCGTCATTTTCTTCCAATTCTCTTACAATTTCATTTACCATTCTTTGTATTTTATCTTTACCTGATTGTTTTTCTTCTAGAACTTCTTTGAATAATTGGAAAAACTCTTCTGCTGGCATTGCACTCAATCTCATGAATAGATAATGTTGGATGTGTTTCATATCATCTTCAGTAAGAATCTCAATAGGATATGATTTTTGTAGTAATTCCCAAAATACAGGACCTAATTTTAAATCCCAAGCTTCAGCCGGAACTGTATCTTCAGCACCCATAACCATTTCAGCTTGTCTTGGGTCATCAGGTAAACCATGTGTTCCAAATACTTCATAAACACCTTTAACAAGTTCGTGTACTAATGTTGGGAAGTTCACACCTCTAGCTTTAACTGTTGGTGGATCTGTTTGGTTATCAATTTCTGATGTCCCAACTTCACTACCACCTTGTCCAGACATTGCTTCAAGAGTTTCTTCTGGGTATAACCAGTATAAATGGTCTATAATTGCTGTTGTAATACCGTATAATTCAATAAGATTTGGGTCAATTTCATTTAATTTTTGTGATACCATGTGATACATGTATTGACCTTTTTTTGCCGCACCACCAATAAGAGCGTTAATCATTCTTCTTTTTGCTCTTTCTCTATCAAAATTATCCATAGCATCTAAAAAAGCCTCAACATCGTTTTCATGTTGTTGTGCACTTTTAAAAGCGTCCATCATTTCTTCTCTTGATGGTTCTTCAGCCTGTCTTCTCATTCTTTCTGTAGACTCACTTTGACCCATACCCATAAGTTTTGCATCAAACTGTAATGATCCTGGAGGTATTGCCATTTCTTTTTTAACTAACTCAACCGCCAAATTTTCAAGGTCTTCTTTGTGTCTTGATTCAATTGAGCCACTCTGTCTTAGAGCTTGCATTACTAACATCATTAAATTCATAAGCGGATTTCCGGTTGTAAGATGTCTAGTTGACCCAACACTTCTTTCTAACGCCGATCTTAATTTACTAACAGTATCATTAAATCTTTTAGACGAAATAAGCTCAACAAAATCTCTACTCATTTTTGGCATAGCCGGATGTTTAGAATACGGTGTTGATTTATCTAAAATTTTTCTTTCAATACTCGGATCCATTCTTTCTGGACCTTCATAATCTATTGGAGCCTCGTTTAATGCTTTTCTAATTAAACTATTAAGTTTTTTATCTTTTAAGTTTCCCATTATTTTTTTTTATTTTAAATTAACTCCAAGTTTATCCCATTTCAAGAAACTAGGTAAAGATCCTTTTCCTGCTTTTGGTGCCGGACTATGTTTTGGTGAAAAAGGATTCTTTTTATTAGGATCTTTTTCTTTTATTCCAGGTCTTGTTGGTTGTTTGGTTCCTGGTTTTGTCGGAGCTACAGCCTGTTCGTTGTATTCACCTTTTCTAGCTTTTGGTGCTGGTCTATGTTTTGGTTCGTAAGGATTTTTTCTGTCTTTACCCTTATCTTTTTCTTTT